TTCCGGAAATCTTCCGGAAATCTTCGGAAATCTTTACGGATAATATACCGAATAATATCCATCTTGCCAAGTCCTAAGAAATCCTTTCCAAGAAATATTCTTCACGAGTTTATTTTTAATAGCCAATCTCATGCATGGTAGGAAGCATGATAAACAAGAACAGAACTCTCTGTACTTTCTCAACTCGTCATAATCAACAGACACGCGATTTATTATCTTATGACGTTTCACTAGATCGATATAAGACTGGGTTTTAATATCATCTGAGATGAGTATAAAATATATCGTGGATGTTTTGCGAAAAATATTTTTAAAGTCTTTACGTCTTAAGAGAATATTTCTGTCGCCTTTCATAATTCTACGAAAGACACGGGTTTCAATAGGTTTTATAGTTTCTATTTGTTTTTCATGCATAATATATATATATATATATATATATATATATATATATATATATAATCCTTAAGTATCTACATCCATATCTATCTTATATAACCTATCATTCTTAACTTATCCGTTAGATACTTCTCGATATCTCCCAGTTTTACTGTATATGGAACTTCTATAAGATTTACTCTGTTATCTCGACATATTCTCCTCTTTAGTTCATCCCGATAGCCCTGATTTCTGAAGGCCTCTTTATTCTTGTGAAAATAAGGCACATACCTGTAATGTTGAACTCCAGAATATTCTACGCCTAGCTTTAATTTATCATCGTAACAATCTATCTCAAGATTATGACGGCCACCTGTTACTGGGTTTCGCAAAAAATCCGGTCTACAACTATTAAAAGGCCTGTTAAATAATTTTTGTAATACTCGTCTACATTCTATTTCACCTTTGCTTACTCGAGGAGGCCCTTTACGTTTATACCTATAATCATTACCATACCCATACCCATTACCATACTTTGATCCTGGTATATAATTGTATGATGTTGACCATGTACCGTTTTTTCCTTTCCTAAATATTGCTAGGACAAAAATTACTATTAGACTCACGACTACTAATATTTCGAAACCTTTATCGTTCCATAGTTTGGATAATTTTTCAAATATTTCAGTCATTTATTATTTTCAAGAGATTATTCTCCGGATTTTTTACTAGATATTGTGTATCTTATAGCGATTAAAGTACCCCAACACGCGAGAGCTATTAACAAGACCAGATTTTTATCTATGTTAGTATAAGTAAACAATGCATAAAAAATAGCTATAGCTGTCAGGAGAGATAAAGTGACATAAAAATAATCATGAGCATATGGTAAAGATTTTGAAGCACTGACCCAGTAAATCGAAATCAATCCAGTAGGAACTCCTCCAATTACCGCGGCTAATGCAGGGTTATCGATGTGTTGACTAGCCCATTTTACTCCAGCAATTACTGATCCTCCTATGAGGAATGGGAATATTAGATCTTTCAGATCAGACATTTATTATTACACAACGTAATACTTAATACTTAAAAATTTATCAAGTATTAAGTATTACGTTGTGTAATAATAAATGGAGAAAAGAACCGAAGAAGAAAAAATTAGAGAAAAATTTAAAGAGCCATGTGATACCTACTATTCCATATTCGTCTCTAAAGATATAGGTTATAAGTATCGTAATCTATCACCTTTTGAATTCAAAAATATTCTCATAAGATTAGCGCAAAAAAGGGCAGCTAAAGGGAAAGAAATAATAAACGCCGGTCGGGGGAATCCCAATTTTTATTCAACAATGCCACGTTATGCCTTTTCTCTAATAACACTTATATCTACTTATATTGGAACAGAGGATACCACGGGTCTCATTGAAGGAGATATGATCCAAGATCTAAAATTTATGCCTGAAGAGAAAGGTATTGCGCGTAAATTTTATTCCGAACTCCAATTGTACAGGCAAACTCATACTGGAAAATTTTTATACGAAGCTATCGAGACGATGAAAAGAATATCCGGGCTATCTCCAGATAAACTTATCCATCAACTCGTTATTTCGACAATAGGATGTTTTTATCCCAGTCCTCCCAGAATCCAGCCATTTGTTGAACCCGTGCTAGCAGAATTTCTATCCAAGACAATATATAATATACCAAATCTTAAGAAAAACGCTAAAATATTTCTAACAGAAGGAGCATCCGCTGCGATTATCTATATATTCAACTCGTTAAAATACAATAGTCTAGTGGTTAAAGGTGATACGATCGGTATTTTGACGCCAATTTTTTCTCCTTATCTAGAAATCCCCGAATTACAGAATTATAAACTAAAACAGGTATGTATAACCGCTGACCCAAACGACGAATGGGAAATAACTGATAGGGAACTAGAAAAAATAGCCAACCATGAAATGAAAGCCCTGTTTTTATGCAACCCAACAAATCCGACAGCTCTCTCTTTATCAAAGAGAACAGTAAGAAAGATAAAAAATATCGTTAGAACAAAAAATCGCAATCTGATCATCCTTTCTGATAATGTGTATGCACCGTTTGTAGGACAGTTTAATAGTTTACTCAAAGCATTGCCCTACAATACCATTGGTGTTTATTCATTTTCTAAGTATTTTGGTGTAACAGGGTGGCGTTTGGGTTCTGTAGTCCTACATAATCGCAACGTAATAGATGATGTTCTTCTCAAAAGTGTTCCAGAAAGTGTCAATAAAAGATATATAATGGTATCAGATACTCCACAAAATATCCCATTCATTGAAAGATTGGTATTGGATAGTAGACAAGTTGCAGAGGGTCATACTGCTGGATTATCGACACCACAACAAGTTATTATGACGCTATTTGCTATGCACGATTATATGGACAAAAAGAAACAGTATAATAAAACGATTAAAAAATTGTTGAGTTACAGAATGAGCTTATTATTGGATCCTTTGGAATACAAGATCAGGGAATCTGATATGAACAGCAATTATTACATTGTTATAGATCTCATCAAGGCATCAACTATCATCACAAAAGATGCAAAATTCGGAGAATACTTATATAAACATCGCGACCCTCTAGAATTCTTGATGCTCTTAGCCAAAAGATACTCAATAGTACTACTACCTGGAGTAGGTTTTGCAGGACCTTTTTGGTCTATTCGTGTGTCTTTGGCCAATTTACCATCCCACCAATATGAATATATTGGATATAGCGTAAAATTATTGGTAGAAGAATATTATAAGCAATATAAGCAGAAAAAACGTAGTAGAAACTAATCAATATCTTCCACGTTTACGGACCGCTGGACGACAAGACCTTACCTGTACGTAGAATTCTCATTCCTATACTTTGTCCCTAGTAATATAAATTGCATCAGCATTTATATTATTTATAATCATGATTAAATTGCTTAATCCTCATCGTCGTCCTCATCGTCGTCCTCATCGTCGTCCTCATCGTCCTCATCGTCCTCATCGTCCTCATCGGTATCAATATTATTCTCATTTACATCAGCATATTTACCAGCATATTCATCAGTAGTATCAATGGGTTTACGACACAGAGGGCATTCAGATTTATACTTAACCGCTTGAGAAATACATTCTGTATGAAAGATATGTTTACATTCTAGATAGGTAATATCCTCATCTAATTCAAATTCGCACTTACAAATAGCACAGTTATGGTCTTTATTATCTTCAGTTGCTTTCTTACTTTCAATATTAATTTTAATCCCAGGTTTTTTTTCAAGATTTTTGTAATGTCTGAGACTTTCCCTTAACCCCAGTTGTAATCTGATTTCGTCATCATTCTCCTCATGATTATTCATCATGTCGTGAAATAATCCAGACATGACTCCGAGGATTTGAATGTGTCCAAAAGCATCAGCAATTTCTCTGTTATCATGGGGATGATGGGGATGATGGGGATGGGGATGATGTCTGTGAATAGTATCATAAAAATATGGATTGATATCCTCGAAATGTCCGCTATCAGAACTAAATAGACTCATGATTGGATAATTGATAAAACCCATGTTTGGATTGGGTGGTTCATTAACATGTAATTCATTTGGGTTATAATTTGGGTTATAATTTGGGTTATGCACGGTAACGTTTATTCTCGATTTCTTTTCGTCGTTCGACATCTCTTTATATATAAAGAAATTAATATATAAATATTAATTTCTTTATAAACCTTTTATAATTCCTTATAATTCCTTATAAACCAAATTCATGTAGTTTTTAAATACACTTTAATGTTTCAAATTTTTTTTCAAAATAATGCTACATGGTTCCAGCCCAAATGCTGGAAACATTCCTTACAAATATCATCGTGAAACGACTTTCTGTCAACTGTTTTTAGTATTGTAAAATCTCCTTTTTTACATGGGTGTTTATATCGCATCAGCAACTGATACAACACATATTGAGTGTTAATGAAATTTTTCCTATCAAATCCAGGCTTGTTTTTGAATTTTTTATCATATAGTTCGGTTAATAGGTCAAAATCATCTAATAATTTATCCTCAAGATGGGATATATCATCAGGTTTTATGCCTGTCATTACAAAATGAATGAGATTAACATTTTCATAATGTTTTGTGTAGTCTAGTTCCTTCAAAAATAAATGTATATGTTCCTTAGTAATATTTTTGAATCGGACCTCTTTTCGTGTATTTCTATCTCCAACGAGTAAATGATGTCTTTCAAATTGGTCTTCTAATGAAGCGTATACCTTTTTATCAATGGTGCTATTCTGTTTTCCTTGATATTGATTAATGCAATCCCGAAAATGAACCTTTCGATCATATGTATATTTTTGGGATATATTAACGCGATCAATATCCTTGTAAGAAGAAGTATACAATAATTTTTTTTGTTGTGCACCACATGTTAGACATATATAAATACTATTATCAATAATATCAAATAGCTTCTTATTTGAACAATTATTACAAACAATCCGAGAATTTTGAGGAGGTATTTCTATATGAATATTCGTATATTTTTGCGCAATCCTCAAATACCTCCTAACAACCTTTATTTTCTCTTTATTACTCCTAGTCCGTTTGCCAACAAAACTAAGCTTAACTGGAGTCTGAAGTATTTTTTTGTATTGTTCTATAAGACTCACTGTTTCAGCAATATAGAAATGCATGACATCGTTGGAACTTATTTCATGTATTTTTTCGTCAAGTTCCTTGATATTAGCTTCCAAATTTCTACGCGACCGGAACGTTAATTTAGATTTTTTCAATGCCTTCTTTAGATCTGACAATTTTTTCCTGTAATTGGCTAATTTTTTGTATTCCACTTTAAATTCTTGCTTAATTTTAGCATCTATAACCAAAATATCTGGTTCTGACATCAATTTCTATATCATAAACTAATTTTTAAGTGCTCAATATTTTATCAACATAAATAAAAATGTCAAAAGCTGAAGAATCACTTGCGGAATTTAGAACTGTATGTAGAAAAGTATTCGGAACACCAATTGCTAGAAGAAAACAAGCAAGACCATTACCAAGACAAAGACCGGTTGCAATAAGTTCCATATCGAGGAAAAAATCTGATAGATTGAGAAGACAAAGAATAAGACAAAAACTCCTTGAACAACAAAAAGTATCCAGACCACGAAAGACCAAGGAGTCTGTTAAGGAGCCGGTTAAGGAGCCGGTTAAGGAGACAACTGAAGATATTGATATAGAATTGGAAAAAAGACTCAAGGCACTCTACGAAGATGTTCAAGTAAAAACAGAAAGCGACAAAAAAGAATGGAAACATGTAATATCTTCTTCTTTGAATAGATTGAATCAAACAGAACGAGAAGTATTAGAAGAGGAAGGTATTACTGATGTAGATTGTAAGAAACTACTAGAATGCCTTATATCTGATAAATGTAAACTACCACCTAAATCAGCAGGCAACGTATGGGCATGTGCCAGACCCCCTCCTTGCGAAGGGAAAGAGAGACAGAGAACAACTCGGGGGAGAAAATGGTGCTCTGGTAGATCTCAAGAAAATGTAGATGCAAAATTACGCCAAACTATTTCAGATATTAATACCAGAATAGAAGCACGCCTAAAACTTGCAATCGATTCTCTACCAAATCTTGAGAAAGATTTAACTAATGTTAGTAGAGAAGCTAAAAAAATGCCCGAATATGGCTCTAACTGGAGCAACGAACTGAAACAACAAGCAGATGCCGGCCTACAAGCTCAGACCGTATTGTTACAACGTGTAGAAGAAAAAGGTACTACTGAAGAACAGTTGACCAAGAGAATGATGGCACTCATGGATATGAAAGACCGCAAAGAATATGACAATTATATGTTTAAGTTTGCAGTCGATGCCACAAAATCTATTCATCAGGTCCTTCAACAAGATCCACAACAAAGAAATGAAGTCAAAGGAGAACAAAAAGGTATATCAAGAACAGATGATAAAATGGCAGAAGCAATGAGGTCAATGGAACAAGGTATAGCTCAACTGCTCGCCGAAAGTAAAAGAAATCGAGCAGACATTGAAGAAATTAAATCACAGATGAATACTGTTGAAAGAGCAGCTAGACGGACACTAGGGGAAGAAAGATGGGCAGATACCCTAGCTAGTATAAGAAGAGCAGGGTTTAGAGGTGCGCTAAAATCTTTACTAAAAGCACCTTTTAAAATGCTAAATATATTGTTTTTAGCACCAGCAAGGAATGGTTTTAATATTATATTCGGAAGTTTTGGATATAAAATATGGTCTATTATATGCTTTATTATTTTACTATTGATCATAGCATCATCTGCAATAATTCTAAAACAAAATGTACCTGGGGTTTACACATATATAGTAAAAACCGGAACCTATATATTAGAAACTATCATGCGAATGGGTTCAGCTGTTTCCCTACAACTAAAGACTCTATTTGGTGAAGCTGCACAAATTGCTATGGAAAATGCATGGGAAACCGTTTCGTCATACTGGAATCAGCTTTGGGAAAAGGCATGGGAGTATCTAGATATAAGAGGATGGATTGTCTCTATCATCAGGGAAAGTATGCCCAAAATGCCAAATCCATCCTCAATTCTAGAAAGCATGCCTTCCATGCCATCTTTAAACCCAGCAACATGGACATCGTGGTTCGGATTTGAAAAAGAACTAGAAATGGAAAGGAAGATGAAGAAAAAGAAGAAATTGAAAAAGAAGAAAAGGAAGAAAAAGAAGAAGAAAAATGTATCTCATCGCTAAAAACTTTTTTGGAGGATTCTCTGTTATATCTACAGTATTACTCCCATTTATGTTCATCTCTGAATTTCTATTTGGGATTTCTTCGTATTATATAAGCCTAGTATTTGGATTGATTCTGTTAGTGTTAAATGTATGCACAGTAGCTGAATCATGCAGTAGTTCAATCCAAGTTACTAGATATGAATTTGCCACACTATGTGGACTCAATGTCGGCTATCTTCTTATTATTCTTGCTTGGGGATAAAAAAGAAATTGAAAAAGAAGAAAAGCAAGAAAAAGAAGAAGAAAATGCACCAGCTTCTTCAAAACTTTTTTTGTGGCTTATTCTTCATGGGCATATTGACAATTCCTATCCTTTTCTTTTATGAATTCATTCTAAAAACCCCTCCATACACTTATTTTTTCGAAAGGATATACGGATGTATGATATTTACCCTATCTCTTTTAGGTGCAATCAATGGGAAATTAACAAGGTATGAACTCGCAACACTTTTAGGACTTATCACCGGATATATGATAGTGTTTATGTAAAGGATGTGAAGGATGTGAAGGATAAGGCATAATCAGTATATAATTAACTATTTAAAGTTTCATCAACTTTAAATAAATCTCAAAACAATGATCGATAATCTCGTTAATTCTTACGTTACTGTCCGAATTTCCTACAAAGGAAATAGCGTTTTTTTGTACCTATCGAAACATGACAATTGTATGTACCTCAACATCAATAGCCTTTGTGATAGGATTATTACTGTAGAAAGATGGAAACGTCGAAAAGCAGTTTCAGAATCAATCAATATTCTTAATAAGAAGATGCAACCCCTTAAATCTCTTTTTACACAGAAAAATAAAGGCACCTGGATCTGCGAAAGCTTATGCGAATCCTTCGGTAACTGGTACGGTAAAATGTTTAAGAAAAAGTACAATGTAGACTATTTCACAGACTTTGGTACTTTTCTGAAAAACAAACTAATTTCCCTTTACAACACCTTCAATTTCAACTCAGACCCATTCCACTCAAAAGTCGACGGGAAACACATCAGAGCACACAGAACATCACGCTTCATCAATCTCACAGACATCAGCAACATATACAAAAAGGACCTCCGTACTTGGAAAAAGACTTCAACATACAAGAACTACATCAAAGAATACCCGGACCACTGTCTATCTGGCAATTCAGTAACCGACGAACTTGGTATCCGCACAACTTACGGACACCATGATATCGCCATTATGCTTCTAAGTTACTACAGTCCCAGAGATTCACCAACCAAAGAATGTATCAACCAATTCATCTCACGCCTAGATAACTTACGCTCCCACCAAGACCAAAAACAACCTCCCCCGTACGAAGAAGAATCCGAATCCGAATCCGACTCCGATTATGATTATGAGGTTGAGGACGATAAAGAGGTTGAGAAAGAGGACGAGGAAGAGAAACAGAAAATTGACGAAAAGGTTCCTAATGAACAAAATATACCACACATCCATACTAAACATCTAGTTTTGAAACCAGGTTACCAAATCGAAAGCCGGCCAAAAGACGGATATATTAATGTTACCAATCTATGTAAGGCTGGAGGGAAGCAGTTTAAGGCTTGGAAACGACTCCAAAAAACCGAAGCCTTTCTTCGGGTTCTTTCAAACGAGGTGAAAATCAGCACCTCGTTTTTAATCAAGCGTAAAACAGGTTATGGTTCAGAACAAGGAACATGGGTCCACCCCCAAGTTGCAATTAATATTGCGCAATGGATTTCACCTGAATTCGCCGTACAGGTCACTTCTTGGATAGAGGACGAGAAACAGAAAATTGACGAAAAGGTTCCTAATAATTTGGTCAACCGTAAACTAACCCTCAAAAACGGTGAAACTATGAATATCCCAATGAGAGAAGATGGTTACATCAATCTAACATTATTATGTAAGGCTGGTGGAAAGAGATTTAACCATTGGTATGACAAAAAAGAAACTAAAGCCTTGATACAGGCTTTGGAATGTGATGCCGGAATTCCGGCATCACAATTAATAGAGGTAAAACGAGGTAATAGTTCTAAATTTACACAGGGGAGTTGGGGGCATCCTGATTTGGCAATTCAACTCGCACAATGGTTGTCTCCTTCTTTTGCTATCCAAGTGTCGAGGTGGACCAGAGAACTCCTCCTTACAGGATCTGTTACTTTAGGCAAGGAGAAATCAAATAAACAGTTGGAGGAATTGGCAAAGAATATTAGTATAGATACTGTTGAGTATGAAGGTAAGTCTGGTGTGTATATTTATGAGTTTTTACCAAAAGATGGAGTGGAGTGTAATTGGGAGAATGCTGAAGAGGAAGGGCGTAAGTATTATGGATTTGGTGTGACATCAGATCCTGCTACAAGACCTTATAAATATAAGAAAGATAAGAAAATAAGTAGAGCGTGGGTAAGAGAGTTTTATGATTATAATACACGTGCCGAGGCGTCAAAAGCGGAAAGTAGGATAAAAACTATTGTAAACGATCTAGGGATTGCTATAAAATACGATACGAAGATAGAATGTTTTGTAGCCAATGAAGAAGAGTTGGAAATAATTAAGGATGAAATAGCATCTCATAGGGAAAAGTCACAGAAATATTGTGATGATATGAATTTAGGCAGATTGAAGATAGAATCAAAAGAGCGGGTAGAGAAGTATAAGTATAAGTATAAGTATAAGTCTGATATTGCTGTTAAGTTGTTTGAGTCTGGTAAGATAACGTTTGAGCAGATGAAGGAGTTAATAAGATTAGACTCTAAATAAATTGAAATTAGATTTTAGGATTTGTCGTAAATTGAACATGTCTGGCTCTCAGTCTTACGCAGTGATATATCAAAGTTTTGGTTCTGATACTGAGCTTCTTGGTATGTATCCTTCCAAGGATGCAGCTGCTGAGTGTATTGCCAAACATATTGGAGTTTCAGAGTATATGGGGAAACTGTTTTTTAGTAGCGGCGACTTTTTTCTGGATGCACCTATGGATTTCTTCAGGAAAGGTTTGATGGAATATAACGGGGGTGATTTTATGAGAAACTTTGGACGAAGTCAATTTAGAGTTTGGTATACTATAAAAGCGATGTAAAGCTTATATATATTGTGATTATCATATACTTACAAAGTATATGATTGGAAATTTTAGTTACAAAACAGCATTTTTGTGTTTTGTAAACTGTATGGAGGGGTAATATAGATTTTATAGGTGAGATACATACCCTAAGCAATAAAATTTTTTGCGTTTTTGAAAAATATCTTGCCTTATATAAAAAACTATGGCTTCTATTTGTACATCAAACGTAACGTCGGGATTTATTGATCTTGCGACATTCGATGAACTTGAAAAATATATGTATGGTGGTCCCGATGCTACCGCTTATTTTGTCCGTGAAACCCGTAAGGCCACATGGTTCACGCAGGTCCCAGTTGTCCTTTCTCGTGCTGCTGGTAATCCCGCTTTCAACACTGAGTGGTCTGTTAGCATTTCTCGTGCTGGTGATTATTTGTTAGGAACTTGGCTGCGTTTGACTACTCCTCAGATTGATCCTTCTGCTGCGTTTAATGCTGGGGGTAATTTGCGTGTCCGTTGGACTCGTAACTTGATGCACAGTATCATTCGTGAGTGCTGCATTACTTTTAACGATTTGGTTGCTGCTCGTTTTGACAATTACCATCTCGATTTCTGGACGGCATTTACTGTTCCTGCCGGAAAGCGTACTGGTTACAACAATATGATTGGTAATTTTCCTGATCTTACGTTTCCTCACGGTCCCGCTCCTTCTCAGGGAGCCTTTATTCCTTCGTTCACTCTCAATCTTCCTCTGCCTCTATTCTACACTCGCGATAGTGGTGTTGCTCTTCCTACTGCAGCTCTTCCTTATAATGACATGCGCATTAACTTTTCATTCCGTAATTGGACCGAACTGTTGATCGTTGATGACCTCAATTTGGTTGACACTGGTGTCAACCCGTCTCGATGTGCAACTCAAGCAGATCTTGATAGCACTCCTACTCTTACTAACGTTCAAGTTTGGGCCAATTATGCTATTGTCTCCAATGATGAACGTAAGCGTATGGCTTGTGCTCCTCGTGACATTCTCATTGAACAGGTTCAAACTGCTCCTCGTCAGACGTTTAATCCTGTCAATGATCCTACCCCTAGATACGACATTCGTTTCTCGCATGCTATTAAGGTATTCTTCTTTGGTGCTCGCAACACTATTACATCTTGTCAGTGGGCCAATTATACCGCAGGTTCTCCCCAACCCTCTGCAACAGCTGTCGACTTTGCTTCCGATTCGATGACTGACCCGATTGTTCAGACTTCCCTCATCTATGAGAATACTAACCGTCTTTCTCAAATGGGTTCTGACTATTACTCTCTCGTCAATCCTTGGTATCATGCCCCCGTCATTCCTCTGGAAACTGGTTACCACATGTACTCATATTCTCTTGACTTTATCTGTCTCGATCCTATGGGTTCTACCAATTACGGTAAGCTTACCAACGTTAGCATTGTTCCCGAAGCTTCTGCTGATGCAATTGCTACCGCCACTGGTGGTCTCCCCCCAGGTTCCGGTGGTGACTTCCCTCAAATGTGGGAATTCGTTACAACTGCAGTCAATAATAATATAATTCGCATCAGCGGTGGTGCTCTTGGTTTTCCTGTTCTGTGAGAAATTTTTGTATACTGGTCTATTATACCTTATTATTTTTCCGAATTTTTGGTGGTGCTGCTGGTTTATTACTTTCGATTTAAAGATAAAATGATTTTATACAATGTATTTGTATAAAATACAGCAATGTTCTTAATGTACTTTATGGTTATACCTTTAGTTGTGAACCAAAAGAAATTTTAGGAATATCATTTATTATACTGTATACAGTATAATAAAATTAACAATCCAAACATATACTGCGATAACGATTTTCCCAGTCCCTCCCCAAGTTGCGTGTTTCACAAGAACGTAATACATATTTTGTAAAATATCTAGATCTTTTAAATAAAATTGAAACTAAAATACAGTTTCAATTCTAAAACGAAGATGTTCATTGAAATAGCTTGCCTAATTGCATTTGCTGCATTTATGTTATCTGCAGTGGTTTATATTTGTGGGAGACCTGTGCGTCCAAATGGACGTAGGAATCGTCGTCTTAGGCGGCGGCGACGACGTGTGCCTAGGGATATACCCTAAACTTAATTTCTATTCAGGAATATAGGATATGATTCCAATCTTATGAGTTTTTACATAACTTCAATCTTTTAATTTATCTAAATTTAGATAAATTAAAAGATGTGTACAAATGCGATAGCAATTTTTAATAGTAAGCATGTTAAGGGTGCTGTAAAATTTCATCAATGTGGTGATTCAGATCAAACTAATATATACTTTGATTTGAGTGGGATGGCGCCAAATAAAATAATGGCTTGTCATATTCATCAATATGGTGACACTAGTAAGGGATGTATATCATTGGGGCCTCATTGGAACCCGTACAATAAAGAGCATGGTAGTATATGTATAGATATAAATAACAGTCATGCTGGAGATTTAATAAATAATATTTGGAGTAATTCTAGGGGAAAGTTTAGGTATTATTATACTGACTCTCGTGTTCAGTTGAGGGGTGATGTTACGGAATCTATATTCGGGAGAAGTGTAGTTATTCATGATGGAATAGATGATTTAGGACAAGGGGGAGATACAGAGAGCAAGAAAACCGGAAATGCGGGAGGAAGGATGGCGTGCAGTATAATCGGACATGCTAAATAGTTTTCTAACAACCTAAATAAGCCCAGTGACATCTTTCAAGGGGGAGATTTTTCAACCAATCTCTTACTTCAGAACGTTTTCTCATTTTTATAGAGGGTAATACATCTAATATATCTGTATTCAGGTGAAGTTTTGCGACAACATATTCGGGATATTGGATGTAAAAATTAGGACTTTATCGAAGCACGAAGGCACGAAGGCACGTAGTAAGCTATCAAGTAAATTGGTATATAAAGAATATATTTCGAATTAATAAACAATGAGCAAAACAACAAGCAAACCTCGAATTAAGATTGTACTCAAAAAGAACAAAGCTATCAATAAGATTTGGCATCCAGAATCTACCCTGGTATTTAAATCATCAAAGGAAAAAATGGTCATTGGTCGGTATGAAGATGGGGAACTGATACCTCTCGATGAAGAAACACTGGATCTATGTACTAAGTGGAAATTTAAATATGATAGTAGTCTTGTAGAAGAGGAAGAAGAAACTGAATCAGATTCTGAAGGAGAAACTGCATCTAGACAAGATTCTGATTCTGAAGTGGAACTTGATGCAAAAAAGACACATGTGGAGCCCACATCGGAGAATTCTGAAAACGAAGATGATCCCGTCTCAGTTCCTGCCCCTGAGCCTGTCCCTGTCCCCGATTCTGTCCCCGATTCTGTCCCCGATTCTGTCCATGAGCCTAAATCTGAATCTAATCACAGATCAGACATGAAGTCTAACATGAAGTCTAACATGAAGTCTAACATGAAGTCTAGCGTTGAGTCAAATTTAAAGTATTTTGATGGTAAATCAGCAGATATTTTACACCAGTTGTTGGATACATTCAATGGGAAAGTATCTCTCCTAGTTGCTAATCTAGACCAAGATATTAGTAATATTACTGCAGAGCGTGATGATTACAGGGAACGACTGGCAAAAACAGAAGCTGAATTAAACGATACCAAAATGACACTTTCCAATATCAAAAAAGTTTTAGGTAATTTATGATTAATTTATACTTAATTAAGTATAAATTAAACTAATCCGAATAATAATCTTCAGAATCAGTACTGTCGCTGTGATATCTTCGAGGATCGGTTTTTCTGGTTGCGGTACTTCCGCCTTTGCGTCCTGCGGTTACCTGTCGCCCTTTACGAGCGGTTGACCCCTTTTTTAATTCGCGTGCTTGTGCTTTGAGTGATTTGTTGGTATGTCTTGCGACAACTCGAACAATTCTTGTTCTCAAGTCTTTGACTGATTTATTAATAAGTGCATCGATTTGATCTTCTAGTTCTGAATCCATTTTTTGTTATGTAAGCTATTTCTTTAAATCCAGATCAATTATAATCTGGAATGGTTCTATTGTATTCGTTCATCATTTCTTTTTCTTCAATGTTTTCAAGTTCTTTGAGTTCTCGTTTATACCTTAGTAGATCCTTTCCTTTAGAATTTTGAATCTTATCTTCAAGATCATCCATACGAGACTCTCTTGAAAAACGAGACGAACGTGCTGTCTGTTTTGATTTGATTTTAGCTCTTAATCTAGCTCGCAATTCTTTTTTTGATAGTTTTTTGTCGGATGGTTGTGATGTTTTTTTTCTGCGCCGTCGACCGGGTTTATTTGGTTTTTTTGGGACAGGTCTAGGGTTTTCCATAATATTTATCTTATATTTATCTTATGGAAAGATTTCTTAAATTTGGTTAAGATTATAAGTACGGCAGCATGGGATGAAAAAGCCATTCTTGTTCTGTAAATCGTCTTATAAGTTTAGTCCATTTACAGAATTTTCATTATTAAAGTTTAGAATTGAGAGGCATATTGGGAACCTTCCGCTATTTAGAAAATCTGCTGAAACAATATTACTAATCATGATCTTTGACTGCGATATTTCTGTTATCCCCTATAAAATCAATACCAATAGAATCGGTTGTAACTGAATTACATAGTAATATAATAAAATTTAAAGCTTGTTCTGTTCAGAAATAAATGAGTAAATATGTCTCACGTCGAAAATATAATAAGCTTCTAGATAAATCCGAAAAATGGGTACAAAAATGTGATGAACTAAGCACAAGGCTAGATGAAGTTTTAGATGAAAATAATAATCTAAAAAGGCAGATTAAACAGTTAAAATCTGTTGAAATTCCAGATACAGATTTAATGGATGAACTAGAGTCCGAGAATAAAAATTTTAGGAAAGAATTGAGGAATCTTAGGCGTCAAATGAAAGTTAACGAGGAAAAATACAAAAATAGAATTGCACAACTAGATAGAGATATTCTCTTAAAAGACGGTAAAATTCAGAGACTAGAAGAAGCTCGCAAAGATCTTAAGGAAAGATATACAGAGCTAAAAGAAGATTATCGTGAACAGCAAAGATGGAACAGGAATAAATCTGGTCGAGATTAAAAAATGAAATCTAAAAGGATGAATCCTTTATTTAAATAATTATGAGCTCTCAAATCTCACCGTTTGCATATGCTATGTCAGCATCAACTACAACTGCCAATGGGGCAGTATCTTTATCTACTCCTGATCCATCTGGAGAATGTAGTGGACGTATGTCGTTATTTTTCAAGTCTGTCAGGGGATTAAATGCCCCTCGGCAATATCAATATATGGAAGAAGCATGCAGAGAGAGCCCAGAAGATGCTTTTCTATTGGCTTTTCACATCCGTGATTGCCGAGGCGGGAAGGGAGAGCGAGAGATTGGACGTCGTTCTCTAATCTGGTTATTCATTAATAGACCTGAACTCTTTGAAAGGGTGATGTCACTCATCCCAGAATATGGTCGTTGGGATGATGTCCTTCAGTTTTTTCCTGGAGTGTTGGATCTCTCTGATATTAAGCATGTCAGGGCTAATTATGTATCAACGGTCAAGGATTCTAAGCGTTTAGAACAACTCCATACTCTACAGCGCCAAATGGTGAACCTGTTTGCCCGGCAGCTTCATCAGGATCGTAAGAATATGGATCAAGGGAGACCATGTTCATTAGCTGCCAAGTGGGCCCCAACAGAAGGAGATTCTTTGGACCGGCGCTCTGGTGTTTTTACAACACTTGCAGTCCAGATGAAGATTTCACAACGCACGTTGCGTAAGCATTATTTGACACCTCTTCGCGCTTATCTCAATGTTGTTGAGCGTTACATGTGCAATAAGCAATGGGATGCGATTAACTATAGCAAGGTTCCTTCGTGTGCAATGAAGCGACTGAAGAAGTCATTTGAGAAGCATGATGAGAAGAGATTTCAGGAATGGCGAACGGCACTCAAGAAGGGTGATCCGACAGTTGCAAAGGTTAATGCTAAGCAACTGCAACCTCACGAACTTGTTCGTGAGATGCGGACTACTGGACGAGCCGATGAAGTTTGTGAAGCGCAATGGAATGTACTGGAGGCGGAATGTATAAAGAATGGAGCGCTCGACAACGATGTCGTAGTTGTTGACACTTCGTCTAGCATGCATTCACCAAATTATTTACCTTTCGATGTTGCATGCGCAATGGGACTTTTGATTTCCAAGTGTTCTGTCGGTCAATTCAAGCACTATGTATTTACGTTCAATACAACACCGAACTTCGCTTATATTCCAGATGCCCCTCTTTACCAAAGATGGAATAATCTGTCAAATATCGACTGGGGTGGTAGTACGAATATTCAGGCAACGTTTAGGTTGATTCTCAACAGAGCTCAAGAACATAAGCTATCTCAAGATGACATGCCTAAGCGTCTATGGATTGTTTCTGATATGCAGTTCAATCAGGTTGAAGGTTGGAATAGTGGTACAACGAATTTTGAAGCTATTGAGAAGATGTATGCTCAATCTGGGTATACACGACCTCAGATAGTTTTTTGGAATGTCAACGGGAGTAGCTCTGATTTTCCGGTTTCTGTTGGAGATCATGGCACTGCTCTTATTTCTGGATTTTCCCCTTCTATTATGAAGGCCGTGCTGTCTGGCGACGATACATTCTCTCCCTATGGTATTATGCGCAAGTCACTTGACGACAAGCGATATGATCCTGTACGGTTATGCATTTCTAATGAACGATAAATATAAAGCATACGATGTTTGTTGTAATATGTGTGAAGGTGTAGTTATCCAAATGAATGCAGATGCTGTCGACACAGTTGTTGAACCATACCGGATGCTTTACAGAAGAAAATGTAACAAAAGTTCAGGCAACCTATTACTAGTTTTTGGGTTTTTTATAATAATATTATTCCTCATATGTGCTTATAAAATGAAAAACACGTCCTTATAACCATCGATTTTATTTCTATAGAAATAAAATCATTATATTAATTAAAATGTCTTCATTTAGAGTATCTAGAACAAATCAATCTGCATTTGCATTAGGGATAAATTTAGATCCAGGACCTACGGGTCCTACCGGGCATATTGGTTTTAGAGGTTCTCAAGGTCCTACGGGTTCTCAAGGTCCTACGGGTTCTCAAGGTCCTACGGGTTCTCAAGGTCCCACAGGTTCTCAAGGTCCTACGGGTTCTCAAGGTCCCACAGGATCTCAAGGTCCTATGGGTTCTCAAGGTCCTATGGGTTCTCAAGGTCCTATGGGTTCTCAAGGTCCTACGGGTTCTCAAGGTCCCACAGGATCTCAAGGTTCTACTGGAACCCAGGGTATTAAAGGCGAAACTGGTCCACAAGGTCAGTCTATCATTGGACCTACTGGGCCGGAAGGAAAAGATGGAATGACTGGACCTACTGGACCTACTGGACCTGTATGTACTGGACCTACTGGACCTACTGGAAGTACTGGTGTTGTTGGACCTCAAGGTCCTACAGGTGCTAATGTTACGGGCCCTCAAGGAGATACGGGCCCTCAAGGAGATACGGGTCCTCAAGGAGATACGGGCCCTCAAGGAGATACGGGTCCTCAAGGAGATACGGGTCCTCAAGGAGATACGGGCCCTCAAGGAGATACGGGCCCTCAAGGAGATACGGGCCCTCAAGGAGA